TCGTCAAAATATTGACCTTACAACCCAACTGACAACTAATTATAGTATTAGGGTTCCGTTGGTCGCATCGCCGATGGATACGGTCTGTGATAGTGAGATGGCAGTCGCTATGGCGGAACTTGGTGGTATCGGATGTATCCACAGGTTCTTGACTATCGCACAACAGGCACACGAAGTTGCATTTACCAGTAAGACGGTTCGTAATCGTGATTGGTGGACGCCATATGTGATGGCAGCAGTTGGAGCAAATGGTGATTATCTGGAACGTGCACAAGAATTAGTTAACAATGGTGCGAATATTATTTTGATTGATGTGGCACACGGATATCATAAGTTTGTCCGTGATGCAATTCTTAACTTAAAGAAGAATCTTCCGTCTAGTGTAGACATCGTAGCAGGAAATATCGCAACTGGTAACGCAGCAGAAGCACTCCAAGATTGGGGAGCAGACGCACTTCGTGTTGGTATCGGTGGTGGGTCACTTTGTACGACTCGTGTTAAGACGGGATTCGGTGTTCCGAACGTGACCTCATTATCTGATGTCGCTACGGTGGCAAAGGTTCCTGTGATTGCGTGTGGTGGTATTCGGAATAGTGGTGACATTGCGAAGGCGTTGGCAGTTGGTGCAAACGCAGTTATCCTCGGGTCACTTATCGCAGGAACAAAGGAAGCTCCTGGTGCTATGATTGAGAAGTCAAATGGGTTATATAAGCGGTATCGTGGTGCAGCATCCTTGGAAACAAAGAGTATCCACGGACAAGCACAACGGAATGTTGAAGGTGAATCAACTATCGTACCTTTTAAGGGTAAAGTAAAGTTTGTGGTGGATGGACTGTTGGATGGATTACGTTCTGCACTATCGTATGCTGGTGCAAGTAATCTGACCGAGTACTTCCCTGAATATGTGATTGTGACCAATGCAGGAGTTCGTGAGGCACAACCGCATCTACTCTAACCGGAGGAGATATGAGAAAATTGATTACGATTGTCTCATGTATGTTTGTATCAACCGTTGGGTTCAGTTCGTTGAAAGTGATTTATGTACCCAACAGTAGTGTATATTCAAATCCTACCCCAGTTGAACAATTTATGAACCGTATTGCGGACATTGAAACGCCGGGTGGCGGGTACCATACAGTCAACAAGTATGGAATGATGGGTCGGTACCAATTCAGTTCACAAACAATTCAAGCAGTTGGACTCCGAGTAACCCGTCAGCAGTTTCTACGAAATAAAGAGTTACAGGATACGGCGATGGTTCGTCTGATGACACAGAACGAAGAAGAACTTTCACCGTATATTGAACGTTACACTGGTCGTACCGTAAAAGGGGTACGTATCAATCGTGCTTCAATTCTGGCCGGTGCTCACTTTGCAGGTGCCAATGGAGTAAAAGCATTCTTAACCAATAATAGTCAAACGGGTACCGTTGATGGGTTCGGTACCTCGCTGAAAAAGTATATGTCTTATTTCAGTGATTTTCATTTACCCCCATTGAGAGGATAAAATGTATACCTTTGTAGTAGTAACATTGTCACTTATCATAATTGGATTATCATACGCATGTTGGAATCTTCTAAAAAAGAATGAAGAATTAGAAGATGCTATCAATGAATTTTATGCCCGTACTAACGCAACAGTACGATACATGCGATTTATGGACGAACGCCAGATGTTTGAACGTGACGATGAAGTAGGAGAAGTATTCAAATTATTAGTTGAAACAGTAGAAAAACTCTACAGCTTCGTTACGGAGATTCGTGATGGTAACACAACAGAACAAGAAACAAACCAATAAAGTTTATTTTAGTCAGGAAACTGAAGACGCAATTATCAAATATAATAAATCAGATGACCCCGAAATTCGGGAACAATTGTTTAGAGAAAAAATACATGGACCGCTTGATAAATTAGCTGAAAACGTTATCAATCGGTTCAAATTCCCATATATGGAGGGTACCTTTGACGAAATCAAGTCGCAGGTAGTCTCCTTTCTGGTTATCAATTTACATAAGTTTACTGAAGATAAGGGTAAGGCATTTTCATATTTTAGTGTAATTGCAAAGAATTACCTTATATTACACAACAATAACTCATATAAGGAAGAAAAACGAGTGCTATATTTCTCGGACCAAACGGAAGATTCATTTAGTCTCGAAGAAATGTTGATTGTAGAACCAGAAACCAAAGACGGCACGGTTGATATGAAGGAATTCCTCAAACTTCTAGTAGAATACTGGGAATTTAATTTAGATAGGTTTTTTAAGAAGAAACGGGACCGTGAAATTGCATCGGCTATAGTAAAATTGATTGAACGTATTGATAATATTGACAATTTTAATAAGAAAGCCCTCTACCTAATGGTACGGGAAATGACCAGTTACAAGACCGCCCACATCACCAAGGTCATCAACAAGATGCGTCCGCAAATTATCAAGATGTTGAACGAGTTTCGTCGGTACGGACATCTTTCGGACCCCACGACATATTTCCAGTATAAAAAATAATTCCTATCTATTTATAGTATAGGATTTTAGGGGGTTTTCTATGGATATCAATTCCGAACTGTACGATGGGAAGAGTCTATCCGACATCTTCTCAGAAATACACAAAAATACCGACAGTAAACGAGCTCAAATCAACTCGTTTATTATGAAAATGGTCCAACTCATCCGCACACCAGAAGATGCTGCGGTGATTGGACCTATTGTGCAGGGATTCTTAGAAGTCAACGTCAAGAATGACGAGCACTTGGTCCGTGTAGCACAGATTGCACAACGTATCGTGTCGGTGGGCGTCAAGTCCAGTGCCGCATCATTGGATGGGTTGTTGTCAGAATCAGAAAAAGAAGCATTGCTCGGAGATATTCAAGCAGAAATCCAAGACCTTCAAGAAGATGTGAAGGACTTGGATGATGTGTTTGCGAGTAAATCAAAATGAGAACATTCGGATCGGTACCATATGGCGTAGATATTAATCAGCTAGGTGCCTCCGAGGTTCCTAGATTTTCTATTAACCAACCATCTCCATATATTGATGGGTTGGTAGAAGATGTAATAGTTAATGAAAGCCATCCTAGATATTCTGTAGATGGCAGTAATCTGGGAGATATCCTTGTCAGAATAATTCCCGACGACCGCGGCGTTCCAAAAGAAAAATTAAATTGGGCAAGTCCCTTAGAGTTTAGTATTCAAGAATTTCCTTTAAAAAATGAAACGGTACTAATTTTCTACTCGTTTGGAAAGTTATATTACACACGACCAGTAAGCACAGCAAAAAAGGTAACAGAAAATTCTTGGCCCGGATTAAGTGCGAGATTTTCTCCTATTTCAACAGCGGTTAATAGTGATTCTGCGCAATTAGCAGCTCAAGGTGGACCCTCATACCAACCGTCTGAACCACAAGAAGCATTTACTTTGGGTAATGAGTTCAAGGAAAACCCCGATGTAAAACCGATTCGTCCAAATGAAGGGGATGTTATCCTACAAGGAAGATTTGGAAATATTATCAGATTTGGGTCTAGTTTATTTAGCAACCAAACGACAACTTCACCAAAAGCTAACTTACTTATTACTGTGGGTCAAAATGCCACACCTAAAGAAGTCTCTACGGCCACACCGACTCAATACTCTCTAGTATACGAAGATATCAATAAAGATTTAAATTCTATCTGGCTGGTTACAGATGAAACGGTTCCATTTGAAGCAGCAACACTTAACACCGCATCTAGTAATAAAGCACATTTAAGGTCCACAGAAATATCAAGACAGTCTCCGTATTACACCGGAGCACAGATATTTGTTAATTCTGATAGAGTTATTTTAAACAGTAAAAAAAATGAAATGTCGTTATTCTCTAAATCGGAAATAAACCTTAGTGCCATAGGTTCTATTACGGTAGATTCTGAATCTTCGGTGTTTATAACGGCTAATTCCGATATAAACCTCGTCGCAACTGATGATTTGTTTCTAAAAGGTAATAATGTCGTACTTTCTTCTGTAAAAAATTTGTCATTTAAAACGGACGGTAATTACACAATTCTAGGTAAAAAGATATTTATAGGAACGTCAAATGACACAACCGAACCTATGGTGTTGGGGGCGTCATTGGCCAGTTTCTTAGGAAAATTAATAGACATACTTACTACACAGTTACCATTAACCACCGTAGTGACGCCCACGGGACCAGTTCCAGCGGTATTTCTTCCGGTAATTACTGGGCTGAAAGCCTTACAACTTAGCGAATTGGGACTAGTACCACAGTCAGCGACTTTCAATAGTACAGATAACTTTGTCACAAAGAATAACGTATGAATATTAAAATTCCATTAGATAAGATAGTTCCCGATGTTACATTCTCCGGGTCTATAGATGAAATAAAACAAAGAGCAAATAATATCGTTGACACATACGAATCTAAAATTCCACAAGTACCACAGATACCTCAAATTCCTAGTTTAATTCAACAAATTGTTCCAACTATACCATCATACGCTGAAGTAAAGGAATACATCGATTTCAGAATTAATGAGTTAAAACGACAAAAGCAAGAAGCGACTATTAATGCACAGCGTGATTTGGTTAAAAAAGCAGAAAGTACGTTTACCGTTAGAAAAGAACAGATTACTAATAATAGTATAAGAAATATAAGTCGTAATGTTTTAGGACGATTTAACAACCGATAGAGGATTTTATGGACAAAGCACTATTTAGAGCATACGTAAAAGAACTTGTAAAAGAAGCAGTGGAAGAAGAAGTTAAAAAAGTTCTTCCTAAGTTACTCGGTGAAGCGGTTGCAGAAGTAAAATCACTTCAAGAATCCACACCGACTGCAGCACCAAAACCAAAACTTTCACGTGCTCAATTAGCAGAAATGATGGGTCTTGACCGTATTGGTGATACCATTGTAGCAACAACTGGTAAGGTAATGCCAACACCGCCGAAGGGTGTTCAAGAAGATAACCCAGCATTCCAAGCAATCAATAAAGATTATTCTGCTATGATGAAAGCAATGAAGTTGGTCTAATTTATGGCACAAAAATTCATCGGAGTTACTATCCCAATACGACGAGGACAAACAGGAATGTTTGACCAATCGGTTACATTGATTGAACAAACTCGGTCAAATTTTAAAAATTTAATTTTGACCAAGAAAGGAGAACGTATTGCTCAACCAAAATTGGGATGTGACCTCTGGAGAGTTTTGTTTGACCCAAGTACAGAGGACTTATTGACCGAAGCACGTTTGGCGGTCGCAGAAGCTGTTGACAGATGGTTACCGTACTTAGAACTTACTGATTTTCAAATTACGCAAAATAGTGATGAAAATATAATCAATATTACATGTACATATAAATTTAGAAATAACCCAAATGTCACCGATACCGTGACCATTTCTACACGGGGAGTATGAGATGTCCAGTAACCAAAGAATCAATTTACAACCTCGACCAAACGTTAAGCAAATTAACTATCTTTCTAAGACATTTGGAGATTTTAGACAGAATTTAATTGAGTTTGCGAAGTCGTACTATCCGAACACATATTCAGATTTTAACGAAACTTCTCCAGGTATGATGTTCATTGAAATGGCATCATATCTTGGTGATGTCTTATCATTCTACATTGATAATCAGTTCAAGGAAAATCTCTTAGCTTACGCCGAAGAAGAAGAGAATGTTGTTACTATTGCTCAATTTTTAGGATACAAGCCAAAGTTAATTTCACCCGCAACGGCAACTGCGAAACTATACCAACTAGCGCCAGCAATTTTAAGTAATGGGGTATACGTCCCAGATACCAAATACCTTGTCAAAGTTGGAGCAGGAAGTAGATTCACTACGGCTGGACAAAATGTCATCCAGTTTAGACTACTTGAAGATGTAGATTTCTCGGATATCACCGCAGAAAACTATATTATTAATTCATTCTCTGGTGGCAATCCATCGACCTTTATCGTCACCAAAGAAGCACGTCTTATTGCGGCTGTCGAAAAAACAGCAACGTTTACATTTGGAAGTGCAGAACAATTTACTTCAGTTCTTCTTCCAGATGAACAAATTATCGGAATTTCAAATATCGTAGATTCCGATGGAAACAAGTGGTATGAAGTTGATTATCTCGCACAAGATGTTATTTTAGACGACCTTGACGTAACTACAAATGGAGAAATTGGTAATCTTCCATCTTCTAAATTAAGATTACGTAAAGTACCAAGACGGTTTGTTACAAGAATTAACAGAGAACTTCGTATGGAGTTATTATTTGGTTCGGGGGTTGATAATACCGCAGAAACCAATTTAGTTTTGGATTCTCGTCAAATTGCAAACGCACAATACGGCAACACAATTCAAAATATTTTAGGAAACACAGCACTTAACAACGTAAATTTCTTAAATAGTAATGCATACGGACTAGCACCAGCAAATACCACACTAACGGTAACATATTTGGTTGGAGGTGGTGTAGAAACAAATACACCATCAAATACTATTGTTAATGTTGGTAACTTAGTCACATTGAATGACACTACATCGTACACAGCACCAGAATTACTAGCGTTTAATGCAGCGGTCCAAAGTATGACAATTAACAATGACTTACCTGCAACGGGCGGTGGAGCTGGAGAATCTGTAGACGAAATTCGTCAAAATGCACTTGGATTCTTTAACGCACAGAATAGAGTGGTTACCGCTGATGATTACACAATTAGGTCGTACTCACTTCCATCAAAGTTTGGCCGAGTGTCTAAAGCATACGCAGTACGAGATGAACAAATTAATCAAATTTTAGCAACGAATGATATTACATATGTTAATAATCCAGTTCGTCCAAACGCAATTAATTTGTATACATTAGGATACGATAAAGATGGTAAATTAGCTACATTAAATACGGTAACAAAAGAAAATTTAGCAAGATATTTAGAACAGTATAGACTACTAACAGATGATGTTAATATTCTTGATGCGTTTATTATTAATATCGGTGTACAATTTGACATTTCAGTATTCCGTAACTATAATTTAAATGATGTACTTGCTCGTACTATTGGAACCGTGCAAGATTTCTTTAATACTGAAAAATGGAACATTGGTCAACCTATTATTTTAGCAGATTTAACCTACGCCATCGGCATGGTAGACGGTGTTCAAAACGTTCGTGATGTTCGTATTTTTAACAAGTATCAATTTAAGGATGGCGCAAATTATCAAAATTATCGTTATTCTATTAATGATGCAACAATTGATGGAGTTATTTACCCAAGTCTCGACCCAAGTATTTTTGAGTTGAAATATCCACAAACTGATATTATAGGAACTGCCTCACAATGAAAAAATTCTTAACAGCCAGTAAAGACACGACTCTTTACGAAGCATTTCCAACAATTAATGTTGGGCTGGACGAAATTCTTGAAATTGGTAAAGTCATCAATACGGACGTAGACGTTACCAGCTCAACTGCGTACTCAACAGGGTCAGCTCGTACATTACTTTATTTTGATTTACCAACAACAGAAAGTGTGTTTTCTGGGTCAAATTTTTATTTAAATTTAAAGTTAGCTAATGTACAAAATGTAAGAAGAAATCAACAAATTATTATCTACCAAGTATCTCGCTCGTGGGACGAAGGTAGTGGATTTTTCTATCAAAATGAAGAAAATGTAAATGACGGAGCGACATGGAGACAAGCAAGTGGTAGTTTATCGTGGAGTATGTACGGTGGCGACTTTTTAACTGGAGCTACCACACAAAGTATTACGCTTTCTCAATACCCACTACAAGATATCAGAGTAGACGTTACCGATATCATCCGTCCATTGGTCAGTCAATCGTTGCAATCGACATTTCGTGGATTGGCGCTTCAATTCCCAATTTCGGATGAATTAGATGTAAATAATAAGGGAGTGTTGAAGATTTTTTCAACACAAACGCATACTATTTACCAACCAACACTTGAAATTACGTGGAATGACCAACTATTCTCAACCGGTAGTTTACAAGCAATTCCATCTACGTTGAGTGTTAAAATTATTCCATCAAATTTAAAACAAACATATACGCAAGGTGATGTTACGAGAGTTAGTTTAGTGGTACGTGACGAATACCCATTAAAGTCGTTTGATTCTACATTAAGATATAAAAACAAGTATTACTTACCAACATCTTCTTACTACTCCATTGTAGACGTAGAAAGTAACACCACGGCAATGCAATTTGATGACTCAACTAGAATTAACACAGATAGTAGTGGGTCATATGTGGTGTTAGACACGACCTCGTTATATCCAGGTAGATTCTATACATTAAAATTGAAAGTAGCAAGCGGTAGTTATTCACGTGTATTTAATACTGACACAGTTTTCCAAATTGACTTATGATTCCTATTTTAGTAAGCGGGTCAAATCCAGACAGCGGTAGTGTTATCAATAAAGAAACGATTGATATTTCGTTTTCTTTAACTGATGTTACGGCTTCATCCGCGAATAGTGGGTCGATGAATGGAATGAGTTACACTTCGTCAATCAAATCTAACTACACCGCAACGGGACAATCAGTGGTTATCCCACGTGATCCAGATAACATTCAAGATGGATATGTCTATTATACTCCGATATATACTGAAAAAATTAACTATGAAGTCTGGAAGCAACGAGTAAATAAAACTTTTCAAGAGTTAAGCTGATGGCAAATCAAGAAAACTATAAAAGCAATTTACAAACATTAAGTGAACAGTATAACAAATACACTGTTTCACGTATTGTTGCTACAACCAAGGACAATTTGTTGGAAATGGAAGTACCAGCAAACTTTCCGCAACAAATTACTAAAGCAAATATTGAAATTAATCTGTATAGTTTATCCGATAATTCTTTAATTTTCTCCGATTTCATTTCAAATAGTATTACCGGTGCAGTTACATTACAACGATTACAATATAACATCGATGGAATGAGTAGAAATTTGGTCTTTATCGACTTCTCAAAAGTCACTGATTTACTTGTTCCAATTGGTCAATACGGAGTTTCCCTTAATTTCTTTGAAGATGAAATTGGATCATATGTTAACCCATCACTCAGTATTTCTACTATTTCTCCTTCACGTACTGAAGTAGAATTATTAGGTACAGATATTAATGAACTAAATCAGTTTGCATTACCATCATTAAATTCTGTTTGGATAAAAGATGCTTTAAAGCAGGTATTTAATCAAACGGGAAGTAATGTACGTATTCCTGCAGACAATACAGTATTAACTACTGGTTCCATTGGTCAGCAAATGTCACAATTTGTCGCTACATCTATCGAACAATATAATTTTGATGGTGTATACAATATAGCACAGTCTATATTAGACGGCGCATATATTACCGCTACAACGGAAGTGGATAGTTTACTGGCTAATAATACAACCAGATTTACCAATGCAACTTTAGCAACTATTATCAGTAGTTCATTAGTAGCAGAATATAAAAAATATTTAGATACCAACACAACAACAGTTGGTCAGTTACCATATGACTTAGTGGTAGGAGATTGATTATGGCAATCACACCAACAGAGGTAACCAGAGTATTTAGTGTAGTTTCTGGGTCAACAAATCTATTGAATAATAACTTGACTGTTACTTATATTAAAAATAGTAATGCGATTCCAGCGGATATGCCAATGACTGTCGCTAACGCTTCTGCTGATTTTTATATTAAAGTTTCTCCTGTACCATCAACACCTGTACTTGAAGTATATCGGTCTGGTAGTACAACATTGGTGAATACCAGTACTCCATTAATTATTCCACCAACTAGCTCAAGAGAATTGGTGGTTCGATTGAGTACGACGCTGGAAAACTTTGAAGTACAAACACGACCAGAATCGATTACATTTAATTTGGTCGCAATGGTTACATCAAGTACTAGTACTAATGTTAACACTAATAGTAACACAACAACTTCGGGTACAACAAGTAATAGTGGGGGTGGTGGTACCTCACAAAGTGATTCAACGTCATCGGAAACTTCTTCTCAATTTTAAGAGATAATACATGAGTAAGATACGCGTAACTTGGCAAAATCCAGATTTCTTACAAAAGACCTATAATAAAGGTAAAGATGGGTTAGGTAAGGAATATACCTCGGACCAATATCAAATCACTTTCACAGCAGATGAATTAAATCGTTTGTTGGGAGAATTTAATAATTTAATTGCAACATATAGCGGATATAATTATAAAGAGATTTCAGACGTTTTTGAAGAAAGTGGTCAAAGTTTAAGTGGGGCGATGGTCCGTAAACTAAAACGCGAACTAAACAGAATCTTGTTTAAGAACACGCTTACTAATGTTTACACGTATTTTCCATTTAGTGATAAGCTTGCAACTTCGCAGTCTAAAACAAATGTTATGAAGTATATGTTAGATATCCTACAATCATATCGGGATATCACACAACGAATTTTAAATGTAGAGAGTGGATTAGCTGAGTACGCCGACTCAACACCTACTACGGGAGAAAAATTACCAACGCTGGTTGAAGTTCCAGAATCAAAGACACAAGTAACGGTAGGTGTAACTTTAGTTATTACCAAGTTACAAGTACCTCTATTGGAATCATTAATTAAGGCAGTTAATACCTCTATTACAACTAAAGCATCAACATTTTTTGATGATACCCGTGAACTTAAAACATTATTAAATCTTGGAAATGACCGTCAACTAGTCGTTCAAGCATGGAGAAAGTCTCCATCTAATCCAAATGCAATTCAACTTAAGTTACTGTCTGCGCTGGACACTAATGTAGCATTATACGATGTAGCATTCATCAGTCGTGAACTTGCAAAAACAGTAATTGATACTGTTGAGTTTGATTTAGGACCAGAAGCTGATACTACTCCGTATTTACGTCCGATGAACACGGATGTTTCTAAGTATATCCCCAATAAGCGTTCATTGAATGAAATGACAATGGAAACATTAGGAATCGCTACTGGGTCAGCTGGCGTAATTATTAGTGGTTCACAATTATCATTTGACGATAGAGCATTCCGCAGATGGTTTACTAGTGACTTTAATTCATCAGAACTTAATATAGACTTTACTGACTACAACAATTTCGTTTATTATGGGTCAGCATATAGTAGACTTCTTTCTTTCAAACAAAAGTTATTAAAGATTGAAGAATTAACGTCTGCTAGTATTTCGGCTAGTGTGTCGAGTAGTACTATTGGCCAATCATTAAAAGCCGTTGAAAAAGAAAATATTATTAGAAATTTTGACGGATATGAACAATTCCTCTACTTTGCAACGGAATCGTTCGTATATACCGCAAGTGCATATTACAACACTTCTGGTGTAGAATATCACACCACCGCGTCTTGGCCAAAAATGTCAGACGGAACGCCGTGGAGCGCTAATAGTGTCACTGCGTCAAACTGGTTAACTGTCCAAGGTGCAATTGCACAACGTTACGATGATAATAATCCAAATTATTTGACAAAACATCTTCCATCACACATCCAAGACAACTCAGATTCAATTGAATTCTTGACATTGGTAGCAATGTTCGGTCACGTGATGGATAATTTAAAGCAATATATTGACCAATTTGGAAATATCTATTCTACAAATCCAAATCCGTTTGAAGAATTGACAATGGACCAAGTGTATGAAGTAGCACAGTCATTTGGTTTACAACTTCCTAATGCATATTCAATCGAAAACCTTGATACTTTTATCTCATCAATCGCTGGCGAGACTGGTTCACGGTCATTGGTAGCGGAAACTTGGAAGAGATTTTTACATAGTGCAATTTACTTAGCAAAAACTAAGGGGTCACGTACCTCATTTAATGCTTTATTAAACACATACGGATTAAACTCACCAATTCTACAGATTAAGGAAACAACATATCCGGGTTCTGCTAACTACATTCAATCAGATGAACTCACATATGGTCTTGAATATACTGGGTCTGTAGAAAGTCATATTCAAGTTCCATTTGTGTCTGCATCGATTACCGCACAAACATTACAACTACGATTTAATCCAAACGCACGTACAAGTAGTTCTATCGTAACAGGTGACCAAAAATGGGCAATTGATATTGTACCACACCCATCGTCATCTAAATTAGATTACGGCAGAATTCAAGTAGTGAGTGGGTCTGCTCGCACCGTTATAGCAACCAGTAGTTATTTCCCATTATTCAGCGATGATTACACAAACATTATGTTACGAAGTCAATCCGCTGACATCTCAATCATCCAAACGGACGGTGACCAAGTATTGTTCCAAGAATCGGCATCAATAAGTCTTGGAACACTATGGAATAGTACTACTTTTGTTTATATTGGTGGAAGTGGGTCAATTAAATTGGGAAATAAATTCGATGGTGTTGTAGATGAAGTACGTTTGTGGGGAGAAAACATTTCTAACGATGACTTTGTATCTCAAGCATATGATCCTGGTTCATATTACGGTACAAATTATACTTCATCGCGAGCAAATCTGTATGTACATCTTCCATTCAGTATCCCATCGTCGTCAGTAACTCAGTCAATCGTAAATGAAAGTCCATACGAAAATATCTCACTAATACCATCGGTTCCGGTGGTAGGCTTTACAACCGCTTCATATGAACGTATATTAAGAAGTATAAAGCAATTTACACCAATTGTTGGGTCTACAATTTATACTAATAAAAAGGTACACGTAGTCGCTCCACCAACATTTAGTGCAAACTTTGTTGATGGAGATGGTACGAGAGTATTGAGTCCTAACGCCAGTATCAAGACAATTGAAGAAAAACAATATACCAGTGGACAAAATGTTGTATCGTTCGCAATTTCACCGACCGATTTTATTAACCAAACCATCTTAAGAACAATGGGCGTGGTGGATGTCAATAATATCATCGGTAGTCCACGATATATCACGGGTTCAGATTATCCAAATCTGACGGAACTTAAAAATTATTTCTTATCTTACTATAACGAAAAGATTAATCCAAACGAATATATCAGATTCTTCCGTGACCTTGTAGATGCACCAAGTGATTACGCAATGGATATGGTTCCTGCTAGAGCAAAGTTGTTAAATGGAATTGTTATCGAATCATCTATCCTTGACCGTAATCGTTCTATTGTACAACCAAGTGTTGCTGTAGATGGTACGGAAACCAAGACATTCAATAATTATATTTCTGGGTCTGGATCTGTTGGCGTTGGAGCATATACTTTTGAATTCTTATATCCAATTAATGGGGCTCCAACGATATTGTCAGATATTCTTCCAATGTCTGGTAGTGTTGATGTAACCGGAGACGTTGGACCAATTAGTAGCACCAGTCCAACTGAGATGCCAACGTTTAGACGCATTAAACAATACGTAAATAATATTTTGGTCACGGCGTCCATACTTGATGAAAATAGTTCATTTGATACATTAGAAGCAAACTCTATTGATGCAAATCCACGTGGAGATGTCACTTCGTCGGGGTATCCAAGAAATCCATATCTTGGTATTCCAAGTAGATTGGCAAGTGAAGAAAATACGTTATTACCATACTATGACATTAGACCACGTGCTGACTTAACGGAAATTGGAACTACTTCATATTTCCACAAAAATAATGGTCAATACTATTATGAATTTGACACATTATACAGACAATTGTATGTGGCTAAATTGGATACCAACGTATCGTCGCCGCTTAACCAAGTATACGCAAACGTAACGTTGTTACAAACTAGCTCACTTGTAGCAGAACCAGGTAGATATAGTTCGACCATCTCAACAACGACCGCATATACGTCTGGGTCATACAACACTGGTGTTATTAAGTTAGCTAACTTGTTCTCAGTATATAACGTAAACGGTACATCGGGATTACGACTCAGACTGTATCGGGATAGTAATTCGAGAGATACGGACAGAACACGGGCATTTACTACCGTTCCGACAGGTGACCACGGGGTTCTATTTGACGGATTACTTGAAGGTAATTCAGATGTATTTCCATACGTTATGATGCAAACAACGGATTCTACCGTTTATTATAGTATTGATAATACTACGTCAAGTGATATAGCTCCGAACGATGTCGTATTGAGATATTTCGCCTACGACCCGGCAAGTCTGATTCCTATTGGATACCTCCCCCGCCACTACAAGTTTAGTCGGGATAATACTACGGCATTAAAGAGAAGAAATTATCTTGGATGTCGAGACGTTGGAACTACGTTTGACGGGTCGTCGCCTGTTATTGTTGGACCGTCCGTGGGTAATACTATTGTCGTCAATAGTACTAATATCCCATCGCAAGGTATAAATTTACCGTCCGTCCCGCAAATTAGATTGGGGGGTGGGGGTCGATTAAGCGTCCAATAATTAACTTAAATTAAATTACTTTATACTTATAATTGTTGTACTTCACTCAGGAGATTTGAGACTATGGGATATTTAGATAAATCCACTATTACCGTGGACGCCATTTTAACCAATCGTGGACGGGAACTTTTGTCGCAGGGTACCGGCACGGGTAATTTCCAAATTACCAAGTTCGCTGTTGCAGACGATGAAGTGGATTACGGGTTATACAACACCGCCCATCCACTAGGGTCCAATTATTACGGAGCTGTCATTGAAAATATGCCAGTCTTGGAAGCAACTCCTGACGAAACCCAAATCATGCGATATAAGTTGGTTACCATTACGGGTAACGACTTGACTCGTTTTGGAAGTGTAGTCATTCCACAAATTGTTATCCAAGGAACCACGCTTCCTGCAAACAAGACGATTTACCTTTACTTTGACCCAACCCAAGGTACTAACACCATTACTATTCGTCCAATCACCACATACACGGACAGTTCATCTGAAACAGAAAGTGTATACACATTAATGTTAGCCGACAGTACATTGGCGTCCGTAGAAGTTGTCAACCCAGCAACAGGTTTAGTATCAGCAAACAATCGTGGGTCAATCGTCGCAAATGGATTAGAATTTAACATCAAGGCACTTAACAAAACGGGCACCACTTCAGTTAGTATCTACGGTGGTAGTTCTGGTGCTGTATATAACTTTACTCTCTCGACCACCGCTTCAGCATAATCTAGGAAATTTATATGGCATATAATATATTCACACAATTCGTTGCAGCTGACGACATTACCACGATTCGTGCAAATGAAGTCACTACGGGATTATGGACTGGAGACACGGGAAGCCTTTCAGCAGTGTACACTTCAAGTGTCCAAGTAGCTAACTCTGGTGAGTTCTACTACGATTTGTATAACGGCGCAAGTCCAACAACTTCCGATATCCAATTCTCAGTAGCTTACGGTCACGTAAGTGGCGGTGGGTCACCAACTCTTGCTACAAACGCAAATTCAACTCTCCCAACTCAAGTTATCTATTCTCAATATCGTAACATTCTTCTCGCAGAAGATGTTGAAAAGTTCTCATTTAACGGTGTAGATTCAAATGATATTTATGTTATCAATATTCAACGAGCCCGTTTAAAGCAAGCAATCGATCCGGGCAACTGGCAATTAGGATTGTCTGGTTCAAATGGAATATTTACATTCATTGATAATAGTGGACTTGGTACCGCAGTTGCTGGTAACCTTGTAGCAAATAATGTATACGAAATCCGTTCTGGCAGTTTGACCGCTGGATTATACACAGCAAATACTCAATCATTCGGATTAGTATTCCCAGACTTCGGAGTTATGATTCTTTCACCGTCAGCAATCAGTTCTTCTGTCGGACTTACGGGGTCAAACTCAGTAGTTGACGCTAAGACTAAGTATCCAGCACTAAACCAACCATATGCACCATACACTGGAAGTGCAGCAACTTCATATCAATATCAACATGAAGGGTTGGTTCGTTCCATCTCTGGCTCAATGGCCGCTGGTTCACCATTTATCGCACGGTCAGCAGAAAGTATTACTTCAACAAACTACTTCGTTCGATTAAAGAATAGTAACTACAACTACTCAAATAATCCAACTTACTATACTGGTTCAAATCCACAAAACGTTCTTGAACCATTCCGTGTCAAGCCAATTACTTATGCTACAACAATCGGTTTATATAATGACCAAAACGAATTGTTAGCAGTAGCAAAACTCAGTAGACCAGTACAAAAGAGTACCGACAAGGAAGCATTAATTCGCGTTCGACTAGATTACTAAACCGCTTAATGGGTGGATATTTATGACCAAACCTGTTACTGCGTTTAAGTCACTAGCACCAAATGAATATACGATAACCCCGTTTCATGCGTACTCGTCACAAACGTATACGTATGTTTCGGGGTCCACCAGTAATTCGGTAGATGTAAATTTCTTGTTTGGTCGTAAGTATAGTACTTCAAGTGGATTGCGGGTGGAAAATGCTGAACAAGAATTGTTTGATTCTGTAATACAAACATTTTATTCTATACTTCCATCGACCCAATATGGTATCACACCATCGTCGTATATTCCTACTGGGTCAGTATATGTAATCAGTATTACACAAGATATATTCGGTGAGCAAATTCAGCCAAATACGATGAAGATTACTGTTGGTACATCATCATCGTATGATGACGGAAAAGGTAATATGTATATTTCCTCATCTGCTGGTAGTGGTTCAATTATTGGTTCAATTTTTTATGAAAAAGGTGTAGTATTACTAAAGACTACATCAAGTATTGCAGGTGGTGGGATATCAAATGATGGTGTCTATGTTGGAAATGGAAACAGTGTACAAGTACAATTTAGTTCATCGGTGATGTTACACGAACACGCTGTAAGAGTCAGAATCAATCCATCGGAATATAATTATTCATTATATAATCCGACTACCAACAAGATTATGTATACGGGATCAGCATCACTTCCAAGAGATTTGATGGCATCGCAAAGTTTACTCCCATATATTACGGCCATAGGGTTATATAATGAAGCAAATGAATTGGTTGCGGTAGGAAAGTTATCAAATCCAATTCAACGGACCTCTGATAGTACTCAAACGTTTGTTGTAAAATTTGACACCTAATAGTGGTGGAGAAATATTATGAGTTTAGTAGATTTATATAATCAAGCTGCAAATGGAACTTATGTCGGTGAAGTTAAAGCAAAGCAGGCTACCGATGTTGGTGCAAAAGATGGTGTAAACTTTATGGATGGAACACGTCGCCGCAATCCAGAACCAGACGAATTCCAAACAGAATTTAAGAGAAACGCAGAAGGTACCTATGCAATTGGTGGAGCGCAAGGAACCGTGTCCCCAACCAATAATAAGACCTACGAACTTTCTCGTTGGACTCCAAAATCTTTGAAATTAGCATTTGAACAAGAAGGACCAGCATCATTAAATAACGGATTCTACAATAATAGATTCAGAACCGCAACAACTGCCAAAGGAACTCAAATTGTACACAATTATACGCCCCTTAATAATAAGGGATACGTGAACCTGAATTCCTTTGCAGCAGCTCGGGTCAACTCATCAGCAACAAGTTTCTAATATAAGAGGTTACAATGAAACCACGTAGTGCAAAAAATAAAGGTAAACGGTTACAAAATGCAGTTCGAGATATGATTTTAGAAAACTTCACACAATTGGAACCCGATGATGTGGTTTCAACTTTGATGGGTGATAGTGGAACAGATATTAAATTGTCACCTGCGGCGCGGAAGCTATTTCCTTACTCTCCAGAGTGCAAGAACCAAGAAAAGATGAATATCTGGGCTTCTCTGGAACAAGCAGAAG